GTTGAGCTACTGAAAAACCAGCAAAAGAGCCAGTTATACTTGCTGATCCACTTAGTAATGTTGCTGCGGGATTTACAGGGATTGTTGCCATATTATTGTTGTTCGTTAAATAAGTTTATTAAATCGTCTAAATATTCTTGTGCTAAATCAGTACCGTAAACTACAGCATATGATTCAGGTTTATTTCTGTAATAATCAATTGTTTTATTTTTTGCTTGTTGCAACATAGGAACTAATTGATTTAATTTATCTTCTATTGCATCAAAAGCCATTATACGAGATGCAACAAATTTTCTCCTAGCAGGGTCATTTATTTGCATATCATCTAAAAATTGTTCTACATCTTCAGCTTCCCAAAGTTGTTTTACTATAATACCTTTTGCTTTTTTATTTAATGCCTTTTGGTTAACTAACTTATATTTAAAGTCTTTAACATAAACATTATCTTTTACACCTTCTGAACCTGCTTTTGGACCTGGACCCATAGTTGCTCCTGGGCCTTCAGTTACTTTTTTATATCCAGCTTGTGTATAAGCTCCATACGTAGATTTTCTTGGTGATGGACCATTATGATTTTCACCTTCTCCTCCAGAGATAAAACCTGAATTTGAAGCTAAAGTAGATATTTCATCTAATTGGTTTTTAACAGCTTCATATTGGTCAGGATAATATTTTCGAAGATAAGTTCTGTAGTTATTAAAAGCATCTTTTATTTTAACTAAAGTATCATTTACTGTTTTATCATTTTTACCTTCTGGTGAAGTTAATAAATTTTTAAATGCTTGTATTGCTTGATTTAGTTTAGTAAAACTTTCAGTAAAAGAAGCTAATTTAATAATTTCATGAGTAACCGAACCAGTTTCAGGATTAACTTTTTCTGTTTTAAAATATGTCTTTAAATCACTTGAAAAGAAGTCATTTACCATATCAACCGGACCATATTGAGCTTCTAGTCTTTTGATTAAGGCAGGGTCAACATCCTTTGGTTTAAGGGTGACACGTTCTTCTTCTTTTAATTTAAATTTAAAATTACCCATTAGCTTTTACAAGTTCTTCTAAAAGTTCATAATATTGTAATAAATTTACTAAATCATCATTACCAACATTAGATATTTTACCTAATGGAGATAATAAGTTAGTAACTTCATTCAATTTAATTTGAATAGCTTTATCTGTAACTTTTTTAGATATTGTATTTATTTCTTCTTTAATTTCTTCAACTTTAGTATTATAAAATTCTCTTAATTTTGGAGTTGAATCAACCGAACTAATAAATTCTTTTAAAACTATTTTTTGATTGTCATTTAATGATGCATATTTACCATTAAATTTTTCTAACATTACTTTATACGTTAAAATACGTAAGTCTTTATCGTATGATTTAAATTCAGTTAATAAATCATCTTCTACTTTTTGTTTATTAACTTGTTTAGTTGTTAATCCTTCTAAAATAGCAATTTTATTTGAAATTATTTGGTCAGGATTAGATAAATTTTCGCTATTATATATCTCTATTAACGTATATAATGCAGCGTGAGTCTTATAACTAGGTAATTTAGTTTTAAAAAATTCCTCTAAGTTATAATGTTTAGAAATTTCTTGAATTAAATTATATTTTTGTCTTTTTAAAGCTCCTCTGTTTAGATTTTTAGAAGACTCAATAACTGAATTAATTACAACTTCTGCTTTTCCTTCTGTTAAATTTTTATGTTTAGTAAGAGTTTCATATAATTTATATTCTCTTCCTAACTCTGTTTTTACGAAATATTTTTTTAGAATATTAGTTGCTTTTGAATCTTTACCGGACAAGGTGTCAGCAGTAATTTGTCTTACTAAAAGCTCAAACAAGATTCCCGTATTTTTATACTTAGAATGTTTAATGTTCATTCCCAAAGATTTTGTTATAAATATATAAAGATTTTTATTCCTTTAACTTACTTTCATCTAATAGTGACTCTCCTATAGTATTTACTTCAGGAGTTACTTTTTTCACTAATCCTTCAATTAAAGATTTGTTCTTTAAATATATTTGTTTTGCTTCTAAAGCCAATGGTGAATTTCCTTTGAATTCAGGTTTGATTCCTCCTTGTTCATTTTCATTATCTTTATCATTCATACCCTTAGCACCTAATCTATCTTTACCAAAATTATCATCTTGTGTATTACGATCAGTTGATTTTTCTTCAGGACGACCTAATTTTAAATCATCACCATATCCTACAGGTACGTTTTCTGGTTCAGAATACATTCTTCCTTTACCATATAATGATGCTAAATCGTGAGGTGTACCATATGATTTGCCTGTTACTTTAGGATCATTACCTTCTTCAGAAATTTGTTTTTGTCTAAAGGCACGTTTTTGGTCTTCAACAATTAAATCTCTATACTCATCATATTGATCTTCACTAAAGTGGAATATATTATCATAAATCCAATCGGAAGGTAATATTTTAAGGTCCATAATCTTTTGAGCCAAGTCTACCTTTTGAGTTAATAGAGCAATTTTTTCTTGGTCATAGATAATTGAAGGTGTAGTTAATTCTAATTCAAAATTAGTTAATTGTTCACCTGTATAACCTTGAGTATATAAATGTACTAAAGCTATTTTATATAATTCTGATAAGGCAATACGTTGGATTCTATTAATTGTACGAGCGAATCTAATATCTTCTGCTGCTAATGTTGCTTTACCTGTTAAATCCTTTTCATAACCCATAAATGCTTTAGGTACTTTAAGGGCAGCAAACAATTTATCTCTTAAGTAAGTAACATCTTGAATACCATCGTATTGTAAACCAGGTGTAGTTTCAATTTTAGTTGTAGTATCATTTCCACGAATTGGAATATAAAAATCTTCCAATAAGTTTTGCATATTATATTTTAAATTATATTCACCTGTTTGGTTATCCATCAATGGAGTACGTTTCATAGTAGAAATAGTTTTCTGCATGAAATTATCTACTTCATTTGGAGGAATAGAACCAACATTAATATAGAATATACGTCTATCAGGTGAACGTGAGATTCTATGAATTAACATAGCATCTTCCATCAACACATATTGTTTAAAAATACGACGAGCTGGTTCTAGATATGAACGACCATAAGGTAAATAGTTAACATCTGTTAACAATCTAAAGTGAGCCATTTCATAATTATCAAAATGAATACCCGGTTGATTATCAAATGTTCCTAAATTAGGAGCACCATAATAACCAGAACCACCAGCATAAATACCTTCTGGTGAATATTTAAATCTTACAGCATTTGGATGTTCTTTATCATAATTTTCTTGACGTTCAATATGATAAGCGGTATATGGGATTACATTATAAACACCAAATTTTTCTGCTATTTCTAATTTAAGGAAAAAGTCACCATACTTACACATTTGGCGAATCCAAGACCATAAGTTAAATTCAACATTTAATACATCATAAAATAAATTATATAATATTTGTTGAATATCATCATCACTAGATTTGATATGAAGAACTTCTCCTAAATCATTTTTTAAAGTACATTCATCAGCAATAATATCCAGAGCAGAGGCAACAATAGCATCATAATCCATGTTGTCATAGTCTGAATAAACCATAGTACGTAGATATTGCCAGTTTATGTTTATCTGAGCACCTAATAAAGAGGTTGATGCTGGTGAATATAATCTGTTATATCTATCCATTAGGGAGTTTGTTGCTATATCTCCTGATTGTTGGATAGAATCAACATCCATTACTTTTAATTCTGTACCACCCTGATTTCTGATTATAACATCAGTTGAAAACAATCGTTTTAATCGGGTGAATAAGCTAGTATCTGCCATTTATGTAGTTTTTTATAATTATAAATATTATAATAGCCATTTAATGTCCTCTTGTCCATGATCTGTTTGGATGGAATATGGATTTCTAGGTTTATTGCTATTATACCCTCCAAGGTAATTAGTTTTGCTTATACTTCCAAGTGTAGCGCGAGTCATGTCATGAGACATTTGTTGGAATTTTAAGGAAGTATCTCTTAAATACATTCCAATACCAAATGACATTACTAAATCATCATTATAACCTGTTTGAGCTTCGGGTCTACCATTTTTCCAAACAAATACTT